AATATTTTTCCATTCAGCGTATAGGAATTAGTTCCTTGAGTTAAAGCTTGGGTGCCAAAGTTTACTGTCCAAAGATTTAACCCTCGGTTCTGCCATTCAAGCATAAGCAGATCAATGCTTCTTCTCGCAGTCTTGTAGTCATAACCGCTTCTAAGCTCCAGACCAGCTCTTTCAAAAGCCTCTTCTATAGCCTCACCAAGATCTAGGTTGAATGAAAATGATGCGCTAGTAGCCATTATACAAATCGGCCTCTAGTCTTTCCTTTAATAGCTTTACCGTCGATAGGTCTTGATCTAGTTCTACCTCCAGATCTCATCACCGCTTTTGAAGCTCCGTCTATAGCTTTTTTTAGCTTTGCTTCTTCAGCTAACTTGGCATCTTCTGCAAGCTTTTCTCTTGCATCTCGTTTCTTATCCTGCCTTTTAGTTAGCAGATGCGGAATAATGCCTGCATGTTTTATCAATCCTTCGCCGCTAAGCAAGGACGCTACCGGAGAAACATCTGATAATTTTAAGCCCATTGATTACCTCCAAAATTTTACTTACGCGACTTTGCGCCTGAACATTTCCAACGCTTGCGAGACAAGTTATTAGGCGTGTTGGGGTCATCTTGCTTCTTTTTAGGTAAACGTTTCTTGATGCCCAAGCTTCTTGCACAGTAGCTATCACCTTTAGAAGTGCCCGGCTTAACTCTAGGGCCACCACCTTTTGCTTTACCTGCCTGACCGTAGCTAACCTTCTTACCAGTAGAGGTTACTTTAACTTTCGCCTTCCCTTTCGCTGGTTTTCTAGCAGCCATTATCTATGCCTCGCAGTCTTCTTGGCTATTTTCTTTGGCTGCTTTGAATGCTGCTTACCTTTCTTTGTATCCGATCTCTTCTTTTTAGAAGTTGCCGAATACTCTTTGTCGGTCAAAGCCTTCCTAGCTTTTTTCGGAAGATACCGTTCACCTGTAGCCTTCTTGCCTTGAGTTGAAGGCTTTCCAGACTTGGTTCCCCATTCTTCCTTAGTCCACTTCTTAAGGCTTTTTTGTGACTTCTTTAGCGCCATCAGTCTTTATATCCGCCGCCAGCATCCTTGTATCGTTTAGCAAGCATTTGAGCTTTTCTTGCCGACCATTGGCCACTGCTTCCACCTTTAGATCCGGCCTTAATTTGGCTAAACAGTCTTTTTCTTAAAGCTGGCTTTGTATAATTGCCAGCCTCATTTACTTTAGACTTAGTTTTTTTCTTAGGTGCAGGTTTTTTCCTTGCAGCCATTAGCCGTAACTCTTGCTTACCTGCATAACGATGTTATAAACATCACCGCTGCCTGCGCCTACCGTGGTAAACGAAATATCACCAGTCTTTCCTGATCCGGAGTTATTAGGTATACCTGTAAACCCTGTAAAGTCCAAAGTATCTGACCAGTCGGACTGAAGCTGCCAAGCAAGAACATCAGTCGTTGCGTCAAAAAATATCTTTACGCCCATGCCAATAGTAACGTAATAGATCTGCTGGATCGTTACGGAGGTGCAAGCAGCGTTAGTCATAGGGTCTGGTGAAAGAGCAGATGCATCTATCTTTACGACAGCTGATTCTCCATTTCCATCAGAAACATTAGTAAATCTAAAAATAGCGGTCTTGCCGTCATCTTGAATAGTTTGCGTAGCTACTGCATCAGCCATTGCGTCCTCCAATAAAGGGAGCAAAGCTCCCTATACAATTAAGAAAGGTTATTGTTTTGGATGTAAAGGACAGTAGCTGTAGCTGCTCCAGTAGAACCGTCTTCAGTGCCGGCAACAAAGTCAGCATAAACATAGATGTCAGTTGTGCCAACGTCCGTAGCTTCCGTATCAAGAGTGCCGCGAGTAGTGGCCAATGCCTTGACATTAGTTGCAGATATAAACGCATCTCCGTCAGCAGAGGTTCCTACTGCCACTGTAGCAGTGCCGGAATCATTGTTGACTGTCGTAACGTTTAAAATAACGTCTACAATTTGAGAGTTTGCTGGAATAACAGCAACTTGCTGGTTCAAAGCGTCTGCGCCAATGATATCTAGAACAGCTGATTGAGCCATAACAACAGATCCTACGTTTGCAACGTTAGTTCCAACTGTAGATCCAGTGGTGTCCTTGAGGGTTCCGGCTTTAATTGGGCCAGAAAAAGTAGTAGTTCCCATGTGATTTCTCCTGTCTTGGGATTGTCAGTGTTTCACATGAAACATCTGTCAGGAAATATTATAACAAAAAGGGGGCTAATGCCCCCCTTAAGTTTAACTTGAGCCGGGAGACCCGTAAACTCCAAGTGGATCAGAAACTCCGAAAGAGTAACGTTCACGCGCTTTGTAGCGCACGTTACCTGTATCAAAGTCACCGTCCATAGAGGTTTCGAGTGCGGTTCGTTCAAAGTGCTTCATACCATTAGGGATGTCCGTAATGATAAAGAAAGCATTGCTATCAGTCAGATAGTGGTTAACGCTGTAACCTTCTGGGATTGCGCCCATGTTACGGATGGCGTTAATGTCATTGTCTGCCGTACCAACTCGCTGAGTCGTTTCCAACAGACGATCTGCTGTAAACATCAAAGCGGGTGGAACAATCAAACTACGAGGACGCGCAGCAATTAACAAGCCTCTTTCATCGGTGAAGGCTGCAATATCAATAATTGCATTTTCCAAAGATGTTTCGTTGAGGTCAGCAGCCGTCACAGGACGGTTGTTGTTTTTGCCGCCACTAACCAATGGATGGCCATCGCCACCAGTAACTCCATCACCAGATGCAGTGAACAGGTTTACACCGTCACCAGACTGGTAGCTATTGGAGAAGCCATTGTTAAGAGGGAATACCGACTTAACTTGCTTAGTGTATGCCATAGCGCGGGCAAGAGCTTTGGTATAACGAGCAGACAATGAGTCATACAAGTTATCTTCCATAGCTTCTTCAGTAATACTGAAGCCCATCGCAATTGTCTCGTGGTTATAACGAGCAGTGAAAGACTCTTGTGCAGCGTCATAACTGATGGCAGAACCTTCAGCTTTGACTGGTGCAGCAGCGAATCCAGACAGTTTTACTTCTTCTTCAAAAGAACGATCAGAGCTTTCAGTCTCATAAATGAGAGTGTGCTCGTCTTCGTATTTTTCATACTCCAAACCAAATAAGGCATTAAGCCCCGGCAGGAGTTCTTTAAGCATTTGCGCTCTTGAAATAGCCATTACTTAATTCTCCTTATACGCCAAGCTTGGTTTCGTAAGCGTGACTTAAAGGCAGATAGGTCACAATACAGTCCGTGAAGGCGTCGCCTACAGCACTGGTTGGGCCATCTACGAAGTCAACGATACGCAGTGGAAGTGTATTAGTCGTTGCAATAGAACCGCCATCTAAGGCGTTTCGGCTTCGACCGATTGAGGTTGATCCAGCAGTACTAACTGCTGATACGTTATTGCCCAATCCAGTTTGAGCGATTGCTTCGTCGCCCTGCATGCGGAACAGTAACTTAGGATCATCAACAACATAAGCAACAATATCCGAAGCAGCAGTTGAAGCTGGGAAGTATTGAGCAAATGTTTTCTGGTTGGTGTTAGGGTCTGTGTAAGCACAACCTACAAAGATTCCAACGGTGCCAGCAACAACAGAAGTTGTTACAGCGGCTTTTTCAACAGTGCCGGCGGCAACTAGTTTTACGAAATCGCCGTAAAAGATAGCTGTACCATAACCACTTGCGATTTTGATGTGACGAACTTTGCCCGTAAACGAGCCGCTCGCACTCAAAGTATCAACTGGTTCGGCACCCATAGGGGTTGCAGTAGTAGCCATTATTGGCCTCCTTACTAATTAGAAGCCTCCCTTTGGGGGATTAACTTCTGCCAAATGTTGTTCTCGTATTTCGCTCAGGTTTCATAAGCGGCATACGAGGGTCATTTTCACGCAAGAAGTTATTATCAACAGATTCCATTTGATTTGCTGCAACTTTTTCAAAGTGTCTGGTTCGTGATTTGATCTTCTCCGCAGGAGCTTTACAAAGTAACAAACCGCCAACTTCAACGTTGCCTACAAATCTTGAGTTCAAGTCTGACTGAAGCTCTAGCTCTGGATGATCTTCTGCCTTTACAGGAATCCAACCTTCTCTCATTGATCTAGAAACATTCGTATTATCAGCTTGACCTAGGATGCTAGTCCGAATCCAACGGAACGTCCAACCATCCTGCTCTCTGGGCGTAGGCAAAATTGATGCCGGAACCCAACTGTCATCTTGTCGATAGTGTTCTTCTTTTCGCGTGTCGCTTTCTCTAGGGGTGCGCTCAGTTGCCATTACCATTTCTCCTTTAGAGCATTTCGGCGTGTCGGGCATATTGTTCATTTGTTAACCCAAGTCTCTTGGCGAGGGCTACTTGGGTGGCCGTTAACCGTACTTTGCGCGGTTTGGAACCATTATTCCTTGCGGAAGATGCCACCACCGTCGAGGCTCGATTAGTTGTCACGGTCGCGCTACGGCTATTTGTATCGCTTGAATCCAACCAATCGTAATCTGGAAATGCTGATCTTACCTTGGTGTCTATATAATCAAAATACTCTTTTGATCTTACGTCAACCCCTGATCGAACAGCCTGCGTGTGCGCTCCATACGCCAACGCAGTCATATCTTCATGGCCTTCGGCCATAAACCAATTATTCTTTTGAGCCCATTGCTCTGCCTCTGGTGTAACTTGAGGTTGAACTTGCTGCTGTGCAGCTACATTCTGAGCAGCTCTTCTTGCAATATCTTGTTGATAAGCCTGCTGCTGGTAAGCCTGAGCATTTTGAGACTGGGTATTTAAATTATTTCTATACCTTTCAATCTCAGCTATCTCAGATTGAGCCTTAAGCATTTGCTCTTGAGTATTTACTACGGCATCCGTATCGCCTTCTTCGTAGGCTTTTCGGTATCCGTCCTTTGCTTGTGCAAGGTGTAGTTGGGCTCTTTCTCTAATCTGCTCAACTAAAGCAGCTTCACCTCTGCTTATTAAAGACTCTTGTTCTTGAGCTTTACTAGCATACTGCTGAGCAACTTTAACAGCTTCCTCTCGCATTCTTTCTGCGGATTCTCGCTGTCGGCGCTCCTCATGATAATCAAACTTAAGCTTGTTAAGCCTTTTCTGAACTTTGTCAGAATAGTCGCCAAGCTCTTCGTCATCATCTCCAGAGGACTGTGAAGCTTTCGCGGGTCTCCTGTCTTCTTGCGGACGGTCATCAATAACTTCAAACTCGTACTCGCTAGACTCAGAGCCCGTTTCAGCTTTCTTGTTTTTTCCGTGCGTAGTCTTTATGCCGAAAAATTTTTCTTCTGCGCTGTGGGTATAATCTTCTTCAGAGTTTTGATCATCTACTAATTCGCTCATGCTTTAACAATCCCCCTTGGA